ACTTTTCGGACGTGAAAAAGCAAATCGTTTTAGTCATGATGACTTGCTTAATTTGTTGAAAGACATTCAGCAAAGTGCGGGCGGCGATATACACGAAGCGGATAATAATACACGCTATTCCTTAAATGAAGATCCAAATTCTGATTTTGCTAATGCCATACCAAAACGCACGGCGACTAGCTATGATGAAGCTCGTTCTATTGTATCTGAATTACTAGGTGAACCTTTAGTAAATAAAGAAACAGGAATGGTAGCGACCATTTCAAGACGCTCTTTAGATAAGTTGCTAAGTGGTAAAGCGGTAGATAAATCAACTAATCTGAAAGATCATTTGACAGCTGTCGCGAATATCGATCAATTATTTGAAAATGCAATTCAAGGTTGGGTTGAAGCAGATAAGAATAACGATCCTAACATAGCAGGAGTGCATAGATTATTTGCACCATTAAGTATAGATGGTCAAATTAGACTAGCAAAACTAACTGTAAAAGCGATGAGTTTCAATCAAGGAAATCGAGTTTATTCGGTGGAAACGATTGAAGTAGAAAATAAAAATAGCGATTTGTCTTTATCTTGGAAGCCACAGCTAAGTGAAAACACTCAACTGACTTCCCAACAAATCGCTAATGTCCAAAGTTTAATCCAACGCATTCAAAAATTCAATAGTGGCGATCAAACTTATCGCTTTTCACGTTCAAGCACTTATCAATCAGGCGATAATATTTCCGTATTAGAACTTTCTCGTGGTGGAAATATTCAAGCACCAAAATGGACGGATAAGTTCAGCACGCTTCAAGCCTTGAAAGAAACTTTTCATCAAGGAACGGCAAAATTGGACGAATGGTTTGCTGATAGCTTAAGACCGGTAAATGATTGGATAGACAACATGCAGTTTAGCGATCATACCAGTAATAAAAGTGGTCGAGACCATGAAAAACGCCGTTTAAAAGACGCAATGTATACAGCAAAAGGAAGACGTGATGCCTTAAATTCTGAGTTTGAGGTTCATTATTTGAATCCGATTTTGTCGAAAATTGCAGAAATTGCTAAACGGTCGCAGGGTAAAATCAACGAAGAAACGGCAAAAAGAAAAGCCGGCTTTTGGGTTTCCGCACGTTATTCCATTGAAAAGAATATGGAGCTATTGAGCATTGATGAAAAAGCTATGCAAGAGGCTCAAAAAGCCTTAGATGACGCAAAAATCAATGGGACAGTAGAAGATATTCGCAAGGCAAAAAATGCCTTTAATTCAGCGGAAAAACACTATCTTGACCGTAAAGCGGCAGTATGGAATAAAGACTTTAACAACAAGCACTTTAAAGCAGGAGTTGCCGGCGGTTGGTCTATTCCTGAAGCCAAAGAAATTATGCGTAATATTGAGCGTGATATTTCGATTAGAGATTTAACGACCATCGGTGATTTAATTGCGGATTTAAACCAAGCACGGTTAGAAATTGATTATAAGAGCGGTCGCTTAACAGACACTGAATATCAGCAATTTAAAGCGAACCGTCATTATGTGCCGTTGACAGGCGATCCGAATGCACAATTAGACGACATGGATTTTATCGCCGGTGCGGGGTCAAATTCGTTAAATATTGCCAAGGATAAAGCCTTAAAAGGGCGGACAAATTCTGAGGCGGAAGATGCTATTGACGCAGTTTGGAAAGCGGTAGGAAAATCGACAACTTATGCCGGTTGGTCTGAGTTTAAAGGAAAACTTGATGCGTTGCTTGAAACGGAAGTAAGTTTGCTTGAACAGCAAGGCTATAGCAATGTGGAAGCACAACGCCTAGCCGGTCAAAATTTAGGGATTGGCAAACAAAAAATGCAAGGACTGACACGCAGTAGCGATAATGTGTTAATTGCGAGACGTGGAGGTGTGTATTATGAGTACAGTTTGCCGAATAACGTCATTGCTGCCCTGAAAAATGATAATGTGGAGCAGGCAAATGATTTCCTGAAAGTGTTATCTAAGCCTACCCGTTGGTATGCAAGAGGAGTAACGCAGTGGTCATTGGCATTTGCTCCGATTAATATGCTGAGGGATACATGGGAAAAATCCGAATTTATTCGTGTGCAAAAAGTATATGACAGACAAGGTAAATTGCTCAGTAGCGATAAAATGGATCAAATCGGAAGAGCGACTGCACTTTCACCCCTAACAAATCCTGCTATTTGGGCAGCAACGAAACGCTTTGCTTTTGGGCAAGAATTGCGTGATAGTGTGTTAGAAGAAAAGCTATTGAAACAGCTACTCAAAGAGGGGGCGATTTCAACATATGGTACTTATCTCGAACGCACAGAAGCGGATTTACTCAAACGCATTAAGCGAGAAAATAGCGTGCTGGGGAGTAAAATAGACAAGGCAATGGGCGTGATTGAAAGTTATAATCAAACTTTCGATATGGTTTCCGCACTTTCTGCTTACAAGGCGTTAGTGGATAATGGCGTTGATAGTAAACAAGCAGCCGCAACAACATTAGAACTGACTAACTTTCGTAAGACAGGTTCGAAAATGCGAGGTATTAAAGCCTTGTATATGTTCTCTCAACTTACAGTCATGGGAGCGGCGAACTTAATTCGTTATCTTTCAACGAAGAAAGGGCAAATACGTTTTCTGACGTATACCGCAGGAATGATGGCACTTTATAGTCTCTTGCGTTCTATGGATGATGAGGACGAGGCGGGGAATAAAATGGATCAGCTGGGTGATATTACACGTTTTATCCCTATTCCAATAGGCAATGGAAATTATATTAAACTTCCTGTGGGGTTTGGTATGCCTCAAATGGCGTGGAATTTTGCCACAAATATTGTGAAAGGTGCGGTGTCTGATATTTCCTTTATGGAGGCAGGCGTGAATATGGTTACCCATGCCACAAAAACCTTTGCACCGGTTTCGCCATCGGAAATTTCCGCTGTGAAATACCCGTTGGAAAAATTGGCACTAACCTTTACGCCAAGCATTTTACAACCGCTTATGCAAAATGCGTTAAATCGTTCTGCTTTTGGTAGTCAAATCACGACAAATTTTGTTCGCCAAGACAAACTCAAGGCTGAACAATCCAAGTCGACGACCGCACAATTTTGGAAGGATTTAGCGATTGATATTCAACAAACCTTAGGTCTTGATATGCACCCTGAACAAATTAAAAATTTGTTTGATGGATATAGTGGTATGTTAGGTTCATTGAAGGAGTTGAATACGTGGCTTGTGGAAAATCCGAACCGTGAGCAATTGGGGCGTAACACGAGAACATTGTTCATTAATCAGTTGTATGGTGCAGGTAATGAATTTGCGGTGCAATCTCGTTATTATGAAGCGAGCGAAGAAGCACAACAAGTTGCTAAGGAGTATGCTTATCGAAAACTCAATAAACAATTGGATAGGGAATGGCTAACGCCTGAACGCCAAGAGTTAATCAAATGGCATGAGTATAACTTGCGAACCATGGGCAAATTACGCAGTGAAAAGGCACAACTCACCAAACAGTTAAGAGCGGGAAAAATTAGTGCACATGCTTATGAGCAACGCCTCAAACGCTACAATGAAGCGGTAAACTCGGTACAGAAAAAACTGCTGTCAGGTTATCGCCAAATGGTAGGGTTAAGCAGTTATTGACCTGTAAAAAAAGCAAATAAAGCCTGTGTTAAACAGGCTTTTTCGGCGTGTAATAATGACTTGCTCATTTCTTTTTAATAGATTAAAATCTATAAAAAAGATAAATAGGCAATGTAATGCAACAAGAGTGGAATGTGATTTTGCAAGATCCTGTTTTGGAGTGGTTTAAAACGCTAAAACAAGAGGATTTATAAAACGATGATAGCCCTTGCTGAACAAACTTATGAACACTACCTTTCACAATTAGAGCAGGAGTAGCAAAATGAGCAAAAACTTTAAAGCATTGATGGCAGAATTACCGCCGGAACAACAGAACAAGGTGAAAGAAATGGCTCAAGAAATGAGAATGGAGCTACAACTTTATCGTATTCGTGAAGTGCTGGAAATCTCACAACAACAAATCGCACAAGCAATGAATATCAAACAACCCTCAGTTGTTGCTTTGGAGAAACGAGGAAATGATGTGCGGCTTTCATCGGTGAAACGTTATGTGGAAGCCATGGGTGGAGTGTTGAATTTATCTGTTCAACTTCCAACAGGAAAGACAATCTCTTTTAACTTGTAGCATTCATAAAGCGACATAAGATATAGTTGCCTGATATTTTGCAGAAATTGCCGAGTTATATTTTCAATGTAACTCGGTTTTTTATTGGGGAAAAACATGATTCATTTGTCCTGTGAGCTTGAAAAAGAGCAATTAAACACTTTTTTTACTCGGCGAGTAAAAGAATATCAACAAGATTTAAGTAACGAGGGATTAAATGCCCAGCAATATAATATTTTGCGAGGGCAAATTAAAGAATTGCAGGAATTAATCGCTTTACTAAATATTCATTCAAACTGAACCTACCCACCAAGTGCGGTAGGTTTTTTATTTTTAACCATTCAATAAGCCGCTTTATGCCGCTTTAGGAGAAAACAATGGAAAATCAAGAACACCAAGAGTTCAACGAAGATGCCGCTTTTGATGAAGCCGCGAAATCGCTCGAAACAGGTGAACTGACTGCTGACAGTTTGCCATCTGATGCCGAGAAAACCGAAAAGGACAAGCCTGATCAGCTTGAATCCGAACCTGAACAACAAGAAAAGGTTGAACAGGACGATTTGCCCGATTGGTTGCAATCTGCCACAGATGAAGTGAAAGAGAATTTCCGCAAATTGCAAGCAGATAACCAACGTTACCAACATCAAGCCCGTTCACAAAATGGGCGTGTTGGGGCGTTGACAAAGAAATATCAGCAAGCACAAGCTGAAATCGAACGCTTAAAACAAGAGCATTCATATGCAAAACCGCAGTTAAATGATGAGTTAAAGGCGTTAGAAGATGACTATCCTGAATTTGCTAAAATGTTCCGCAAATTTGCCGAACATCAAGATAGACAGCTTGCTGAATATACTCGACCGCTTGAACAGCTAGCACAAGCCGAAATGCAAGATCTTGCTCAACAACAACTGGAGAACAGTATCAACTATGTTAGCCAAATTGTGCCTGATGCGGAGCAAATTTTAAACAATCCGCATTTTGCTACATGGTTACAACGCCAGCCAGTAGGTATTCAAGCCTTGTTCAATTCTGATGAAGTGGATGACGCTATTTATCTGTTGAGTGAATACAAAAAAAACATTTCCGCAAATGAAGTTCGTAAAGCAAAACAAAATCAGCAACTCTCCGCCCTTTCTTTACCAAGTGGGCGAACCGTTCCTAAAGGTGGGGAAGAGGTGGACGAGGATGTTTATTTCAATCAGATCGCCGCACAACTTGACAAGCAGCGGTCACGTTATTAGTTCATCTTAAAAGAGGAAAAATTTTATGACTACAATGACAAAATATTCTGACATTAGCCCACGTACTACAGTGTATGCAGCAGCTCAAATGCTTAATCATGCAGAGCCGATTTTGGTGTTAAACAAATTGGGGCAAACTAAGCCTATTCCAAAAAACAAAAGTCAAACCATCAAATTCCGTCGTCCTAAGCCATTTGCTACCGCACTTGCTGCATTAACGGAAGGTGTACGCCCTACTCAGCAAAAAATGGCGTATGAAGATGTCGAGGTGTCCTTGAAACAATATGGTGCATGGACGGAAATTACCGATGTGATTGAAGATACACACGAAGATCCGGTGTTAAAAGACATTACTATGCTTTCCGGTGAACAAGCGGCGGAAACTGCCGAAATGTTGACATGGGGTATCTTGAAAGCAGGAACAAATGTGATTTATTCAACTGGTACAGAAACAAGTACGGTAAAAGATGTATTAAGCATTAATCACATTCGTGCTGCGGTGCGTAAATTACAGAAAAACCGTGCGAAGAAAAAAACCTCCATTTTAGATGCGTCTATTAAATATGGTACGAAACCGATTGAGGCATCTTATATTGCGGTTTGTCATACTGACTTGGAGGCGGATATTCGTGCACTTGCCGGTTTTACACCGGTGGCTGAATATGGTTCTCGTTCACCGATTGTTCCGCAAGAGTTTGGTACGGTAGAAAATATTCGTTTCATTACCTCGCCATTGTTTACCCCACAAGAAGATGCGGGAGCACAGTCAATCGATGTAGTATCGAAAAGCGGTTCAAAAGCTGACGTGTATAACATTGTTATCTTTGGTCAAGACGCCTTTGCTACCTGTCCGTTAAAAGGCAAGGAATCGGCAGATATGCTGATTCGCAATCCGGGTAAACCTGAAAAAGGCGATGAGTTAGGGCAAACCGGCTCGGTGGGTTGGAAAATGTGGTGGGCAGGAAAAGTCCTCAATGAGGCTTGGCTCGTCCGTATTGAATGTGCCGCTAAAAAACTTTAACCCAATTATCACAAGTAGCCCCATGTAAAAGTGGGGCTTTATTCTTTATGAGGAAATTATTATGTCTTATCCATTTATTTCATTTAATTCGACAGTAGAACAATTAAAAACACATTTACGTGAACACTGCGGTATCGAAAAAAGCGGTAGCAAAAAAGAACTGATTGAGGCAATTTTAGCGTTTGAAGAGGAAAACGGATTCGTGCGTCCAAATAAAGACGTGGCAGAGCATACCGCTCCTGTGAATAACCTTGAATTACCTTTAGAAAAGCAACGAAAAGTGCGGATTAAAATTGCAGAAACTGAGCAAGATCGCAGTGATGTTTATGTGTCTATTAATGATTGGGACGCATTGATTAAACGAGGTGTAGAAGTTGTTGTGCCTGAGGCGGTGTATGTTTTATTATCAAAAGCTGGCGATCAAACCTTTACGCAAGAAAAAGACGGCTCACTGACGGAAGGTTTCAGTCCTCGCTATCATGTGACTTTATTAGGTTATGAATCATGAATTTTTTAGCGTTGGCTCAACGTTTACGCCAAGAAATGAATGATTCCGGTGAAGGACCTGCACAAGTAACGGGACAACGAGGGCGAAATTTAGAGTATGTTAACGCCATAAGAGAAGCATGGCT